TGGGGCATGGCGCAGTGAGGAGGACAAAGCGATGACGACATTCGAACGGGATTACAAGGACGCCCAGGAGGGAAACGAGATCGAGGTCTTGACCCGGAGAAAGGCTGAGATCAAACGGCTGACTCAAGAGGGGAAAGCCTGCAAGAACGGATTTCGCAGGCAGTGCATCGCCCAGGAGGTCGCGAGACTTCAGAAAGAATACGATAAGATCGACGCATTATTCTGAGCCTACAGATGTTCTCTGCGGGCTTTTTTCATGAGTAAAATCGTGGACAAACTCCATTGCAGTTTCTGATATCATGATATTGTCGAAAGATGGCGGAGCCGGAACCGCCTCAACAAAACACACGCTGGGGATAGAATTGGCGGCATCGGAATACCCTGAACCGCAAGGAGCGCGAAAAAACGCATGACGGTCATGTGAAGACTCCTAACGAATGAAACCGTCAATGAGTAAAATCGTGGACAAACAATATTGCAGTTTCTGATATAGTGATAGCATCAGAAGTGCGCGAGGATCTGTGGAGCAATTCCGCAGGTCCTTTCTTTACGCCATTTTTCGGGAAGGAGGGATTGAATATGGCGACTAAGGGAAGAAAGCCGACGCCTACAGCGATTAAGGAACTGGAAGGCAATCCCGGCAAACGGCCACTGAACGATAAAGAGCCAAAGCCTCAGAAGAAGGCTCCCCCTTGCCCTAAGTGGCTGGAGCCGGAAGCGAAAAAGGAGTGGCGACGACTTGCAAAAAAGATGGAGGCACTCGGTGTGCTGACGGAAGTGGATATGGCCGCCTTCGCCGGTTACTGTCAGGCCTACGCCAGATGGAAACAGGCAGAGGAACGGATTACGGATCGAGGTCTGGTCATCCGCACGCCTTCCGGATATCCGCAGCAGGTGCCCTACATCAGTATCGCGCAGCAGTATCTCCGGCTCATGAATCAGTTTGCGGAGCAGTTCGGCCTGACGCCTGCGGCAAGAAGCAGGATCATCGCCGGGAATGAGAGCAGCGCCGGGCATGTGGATGAGATGGATGAACTGCTGGGAGGTAGCTGATGGGAAGCGCGAAACCGAAGAATTATCCGGTTCTGGAAAACTACACGCCTTCCAGTTTCATGCTTCCCGATTCCCATTATGATCCGGATAAGGCTGACCGGGCGGTTCGCTTTATCCAGATGCTCCCCCACACAAAAGGCCGCTGGGCTGGAAAGCCGTTCTGGCTGCTGCCCTGGCAGGAGCAGATTATCCGTGACCTGTTCGGCATTGTAAAGGCGGACGGGACCAGGCAGTTCCGCATGGCCTATGTCGAGATCCCGAAGAAGAACGGAAAGAGCGAGCTGGCTGCGGCGATTGCCCTTTACATGCTGTACGCGGATGGAGAGGCTTCACCGGAAGTGTACGGGGCGGCGGCAGACCGGCAGCAGGCGTCTATTGTCTTTGATGTAGCGAAACGCATGGTGGAAATGACGCCTGGTCTGTTAAAGCGCAGCAAGATCATGGGGGCGACAAAGCGGATTGTGAATTACACCAATGCCGGTTTCTATCAGGTGCTTTCCGCTGAAGTCGGTACCAAGCATGGCCTGAACGTGAGTGCTCTGTGCCTGGATGAGCTGCATACGCAGCCCAACAGAAATCTGTTTGATGTTCTCACCAAGGGCTCCGGCGATGCTCGATTGCAGCCGCTGTACTTTCTGATCACGACAGCGGGAACAGACCGGAACAGTATCTGCTATGAGGTCCACAACAAGGCCAAGGATGTGCTGAAGGGAACTCGCATTGATCCGTCTTTCTATCCGGTGTTGTATGGACTGGACGATGAAGATGACTGGGGCGATGAAAAGAACTGGTATAAGGCAAACCCATCACTGGGATACACGATTCAGCTTGACCGGGTACGGGATGCCTATCGGGAGGCACTGACCAATCCGGCAGAGGAGAACGTATTCCGGCAGCTCCGTCTCGACCAGTGGGTCGGCAGTACGGTGGCCTGGATACCGGAACACATCTATGACCTGGGAGATATCCCGATAGATATAGATCACCTGAAAGGCCGTGAGTGTTACTGCGGGCTGGACCTTTCCAGTACCAGCGACATCACGGCTTTTGTCATGGTGTTCCCTCCGATGAACGAGGGAGATAAATACATCGTGGTGCCGCACTTCTGGCTGCCGAGGGAGACGCTGGATCTTCGAGTCAGGCGGGATCATGTTCCCTACGATGTCTGGGAGAAACAGGGCCTTTTCCATGTGACGGAGGGTAATGTGGTCGATTACAACTTCATCCGAAAGACGATCAACGAACTGAACACACTGTTTCACATCAAGGAGATCGGCGTGGACCGGTGGAACGCCACCCAGCTGATCACCGATCTAGAGGGTGATGGCTTTACCATGGTTCCCATCGGCATGGGATTCAAGGATATGAGCCCCGGCATGAAGGAACTGTACAAGCTCCTGTTGGAGGGCAAGATCGTCCACGGCGGGAATCCCGTGCTCCGTTGGATGGCGGGGAACGTGGTAGCTGAGATCGACGCGGTGGAGAACATCAAGCCCAGCAAGAAAAAGAGCACGGAGAAGATTGACGGCATCGTTGCCTGGATCATGGGATTGGACAGAGCGATCCGCCATGAACAGCAGGGCAGCGTGTACGATGACCCCGAGCATGGACTCTGGGTATTTTGAGGAGGAAGCATATGGGCTGGAGAGAATGGTTCGGCTTTAGTAAGCCGAGAGACGCTCCCAATGAGGAGCTGCCGAAGATTGAAGACAACGTCCGGGACTCGGGCGGTATTTTTGTCTTTGGGCAGACGCTCAGCGGAGAGCGGGTGGATGAGAAATCCGCGCTGCAGATCGCAACGGTGTATGCCTGTGTGCGGCTTCTGGCGGAAACGGTAGCGAGCCTGCCGCTGCATCTTTACAAGTTCACCGAGAAGGGCGATGGAAAAGAACGCGCCACAGATCATCCGCTGTATAAGATCCTGTACCGGCAGGCGAATCCGGAGATGACGAGCTTTTCCTTCCGGGAAGCCATGATGATGCACCTGCTTCTTTGGGGCAACGCCTACGCACAGATCGTGCGGGACGGCAAGAACGGCATCCTGGGTCTCTATCCGCTGCTCCCGGAAAACGTGGAGATCGACCGGGCGGAGAACGGGGATCTGTTTTATACCTATCATGCCTATACGGATGAAGTGCCGGGTGAGCATGATAAGGACATCATCTTCCAGAGGGACGAGATCTTGCATATCCCAGGGCTCGGTTTCAATGGCCTCGTAGGCTTTTCGCCCATCGCCATGATGAAGAACGCTCTGGGTACGACCCTGGCCGTAGAAAAGTACGGCAGCGCTTTCTTCAAGAATGGTGCACAGCCAGCTGGTGTGCTGGAGCATCCTGGTGTGCTCAAAGACCCGCAGAAGATCCGGGATAACTGGATGAACGCCTATGGCGGGCCGGGAAATGCTCACAAGGTAGCCGTTCTGGAAGAGGGCATGGCTTATAAACCGATCTCGCTGCCTCCGGAAGACAGCCAGTTCCTCTCTACCAGAGAATTCGGTGTGGAAGAGATCTGCCGCATTTTCCGTGTTCCCCCGCACATGGTCCAGGACCTGAAGCGGGCGACCTTCAACAACATCGAGCATCAGTCCATTGATTTCGTGATGCACACGATCATGCCGTGGCTAGTGCGGATCGAGCAGGCCCTGATCAAGGACGTCCTGATTGAGGAAGAACAGGATACGTATTTCCCGAAGTTCAATGTCGACGGCCTCATGCGCGGCGACTACAAGAGCCGCATGGACGGCTATGCGGTGGGCTTTTCCAATGGCTTTCTTTCTCCCAACGATATCCGCAGGCTGGAAAACATGGACCTGATTCCTGCCGAGGAAGGCGGGGATGACTATTACCTGAACGGTTCCTACACCAAGCTCAAGGATGCTGGTTCTGCTTATGGCAGCAACCAGATAGCGGAGCAGGAAAAACAGCAGGCGGACGATCCACCCGAGGAACAGGAAGACACACCGGATGAAGAAGAGGAGGAACAGGATGAGAGCAAAAACCATGCCGAGCGTCATGCACAGCGCAAGGCAGAACGACGGGGACAGAGACCCCAGAAAGGCAGGTAAACCGAAGTGATGAAGTTTTGGAACTGGGTTCACGACGACAGCGGCGGCAGGGTCCTCCGCTTGGAAGGGCCGATTGATTCGGAATCCTTCTGGGGAGATGAGATTACCCCGCAGATGTTCCGGGATGAACTCTATGCTGAGGAGGGAGATATTACCCTCTGGATCAACTCACCGGGCGGGAATGTGTTTGCTGCGGCTGAGATCTA